TAAGACCGGAATACTTCTTTTTCTCTTTTGCTAAATCTGTGTCATCTCTTTGCTCAAAGATAGCCTTTGTTAATGAGGCAGAACTTTCTTTTGTAAGCTTATTTAATTTTGTTTGGTTTTTTATTGTATCAAATAAATGATCGAGTTCTTCGTCATCTGTTGCCTGGAGAATTTGCCTATGAAGATCAGTATATAAATCACCATCATCAATATCTGTGGTGCCACCCAACATCTTTTGTCTAAGATATTTATAATCATCATTACTTATTTCATCATTTTTAAACATGACTTCTAATTCATCAAAAAGCATTGGGGTCGGACCATCCAGTGATTGAAGAACTTTTGCAAGACCTTCATTGTGTCTTTTAATTTGTGCTTCTTCATCTATTCGGGCTTGTTCCCTATTTTCTGCATTTATTTGAGATATAAGCGAGTTCTCAAGTGTAGATACCTGTGAAATAAGGGTGTTACGGTCTTCATCGTCTAAATCTGGATATTCCCCTGACTTACCTTCCATAAGTTCTAAAAGGAGTTCCCCTGCTTTTTCGGGGTTTTTAGAAGCTTTTATGCTAGATAATAAAGTGCGAACCTCAAGTTCTGCAATGTCACTTATTGCTGCTTCGTTACTTGTTACCGCTTCTGTATTTGTAATAAGGCCCAAAGAAGCCATTTCTTCATACAAACCAATGGTATTGGTTTCAGGATCACCGAATAATTCTATTGTTGCACTAGCTTTTTCTACTCTGCTTCCATTAGCTATCCGGTCCTTTAAATATATCTCTCTTTCTATAAAATGACTTTTAGCAATATCTATTTGCTTAGCTCTTACGACTTTCATCACATTAAGCGTCTTCTCTGTAGTCGTATCGGAGGCCCAAGAATTAAAGCGTCTTTTTACAACAGGGTCTTCAATACTATCAGAAATACTTACCATGCTTAATTTTGTGTTATTATTCCAATTTGCAATAATAGACTTTGGATCATTGTCATTTAAGGAGTTAAGAGCATATTGATTAAGGTCTGTGGAATACTCATTTTGTGCAGCAGCTAACTCACCTGCTCTTTTTGTTTTAACTTCAGCCTCATACAAAGAATACGCAACCTTTGATGTCGTATCAGCAAAGTTCTTAAATGCACTCGCAACTTGCGAAAACCCTGCCGGACTTGCCTGTACATTAAACATCTTACCACCGGATTTACCCGATAATGCTGATTGTGAAGTATATGTAGGAACCTTCATGCGAAACCTTTAATCATTTGATAATTGCCATAACCACTCATTAGTGATGAGCCTGCGTTAAAGAAGGCCGCTTTCTTTGCCTGCTTTCCATACATGGTTTGGAGATCAGCGTTCATCTTTTGCTGTAATCCCTCTTCCAAGTTCATTTGTCTTCCAGTTCTTGCATTAAGATCACGAATAGCTACCTCTTCATCTGCCTCTGCTGCGGAAGCCAGTGCAACGAGTAAGGGTGTATCACCCTCTGCTATCCATCCATTGTATCGAAATGCTGAGCTCTGTGCGGACGCAAGATTGTCATATTCCTTAAGAAACTTGCCGATTTGTAGCTGTTCAGCATCATAAATAGATTGCGCTTCGTTTTCGGCAACCTTTGCATTTCTCTCTGACACTTGAGCATTATAATCATGTGCTGCTTTTTTTGCATTACCTTCGGCTATAGCACCCATAACACTCATTGCGGTGCTTGCCATAGAAAACATTTTAAGTGGAGTCATTATATTACCTTTGCAAATCTATAATAATCTTCGTGGTCCGGCCCAAACTTTCGCATAAGCCCTTCATTCTCAAAACCCATCCAAGACGCAAAGCGTACCGCTTCGGGCCAGGAGGCTTTAACCGCAGCCTGTAATCGTACAAACTGATGTTCCTTCTGCATTTTATCCATGTTTAACAATATGTTACGAATGGTGGTTAATCTGTTTTTATAGACCTTTCCAGATAGCAATAACCAGACTTCAGCCATGTGTTTATAAACAGGAACGATACCGCCAGAGCCGATAACCTCTCCATTGACAACACCGCTAAAGCTCATACCGTTCACCACCATCTCATCAACGAATTTTAGAAAATCCTTTGGATTGGCAGGCGCACCAATATTCATCTCACCGTTTAGTATCTCCCTTGCATGATCCGGCTGAAACTGAACTATATTCATTGATCGAATGTAATTAATCTTGGATAGATAGCTAAAACCGTTAGTGGCAATGCCTGTTCCTGCTGCACGACCACATGCCCATCTGTCTCAAAACCTCCTCTAAACTCTACTTCCTTATCACCTGTAAAGAGAGCTAATGGCTCATCCATAGCGTCTTTTGAGGAACGAAACGGAATAACATCAAGATCAGAAGTCGTAGCTCCGACCTTTACACCTACAGAATTGTACAATCTAAGTGTAACATCGTGAATACGCTTTGTTTTCCCTTGTGATGTACCCTCTTCGCCTCCTGCTTCTATTCTCATGGTTTGGAGTGTACTTGTATAAGCCAGTCCAATATGTGCTTTGGTAACGCTTCTATCTAGTGTAATTGCACCACTTGCTACCTGTTTGTCTGCGTGGGTCGCTCCATTTGCCAATATTCTTACGGTTTGCCCTTCCAGATGAGAAAGACCGGAAATAGATGTGGCTGCACTTCCCGAATAAGTTAAGCCACTATCAAGAAAGAACGCATCTTCAACAGAGGTGCCAAAATCCATTGGCTTCATTTTCTCTACATATCTTTTGGTAGCTCCATTAATGGTGCGCTGTACAACCATATATACATCATCTTCTGAGGAGGATGATGGGATTGTCGCTATACTTTCTACTAAAGCGTGTGTCTGACTTGTAACGGCCAATCGTGTAGAGTCTGATGATGCTAGTGTTATATATCCTGTTGCTGAAGGTGTTGTTTCTGTAACTGTTACTACGTTAGCTGCCGGATTAGCCACCGTTAGATCAGCGTGAGCATTAAGCATAGTATAAATATTATCAGCCGTTGTATCGTTGTTTGTATTTGGTCGCCACCCTAGTGAACTTGATGCAGCCGAACTTCCGGCAGCTTCACTTGTGAATGTAATGGCTGTACCGTCTGATTTCGTAACCGTTATTGTCGAGCCAACCGCAATATTTCCATAATCGGTTACTGTAATTGTCGCTGTACCTGATGCGCCACCTATTTCATGCTGATGCCACGCAATAACTTCTTCTTCTCTTCGATAGGTCATGCCTACCAGTTTTCCATCTTCAAGAACGCACCATACAATGTTATCTGGCTCCTGCTGTAGTGCCATTTCCTTTATAAGACCGCCTGTAATATGCTCAGCCAGTATGGTCATATCCGGTGCGGTATAAGAGTCGGTATTGAATGAATACACCAATTCTCTTATTTTTCGCTTTGCCCTTTGCACAAACAACGCAACATTAGCTACTGTGACTGGCTGTATGTTGGCTGATCCATAGCTTGCCTGACGCAATATCTGCGTATTTGTAGGACTGATGGGCTGATCTGACGTTGCTCTCACAACAAATTCACCGCCAGATGTGCCCACTAGCAGGGCCCGCGATGCTGTCAGATAGCGAATAACATTAACTTGATTTGATCCAATCGTGTATATCAGCGCATCACCGTCAGCCGTGCCAGTGTTAAAATCCGTAAAATCTCCTGATTTAGAAAAGAATAATGTTTGTGGTTGTGTTTCTGTATTGGCGAATACAAGCCTTTGTTCAAAGAATGTAATACAGGCCGGATAGCCTGTTGTTGCTGAAAATGCGCCCAAACTCCAATCATCTGTAGCACCCAGGTTGCTACTTAATGTAATCGTATTGCTTGCTGCCTCATCAACCAGATCATTAGATGGTGCAAAGAGTATTGTATCAGAGGTAACTTGCACAATAACCAGACCTGTCTGATTGTTTGCGCTTGTTCCTGCACCTGTCGTTGTGCAGGTTTGACCAACCTTAAAGCCTTGTATTAGAAATTGAGCAGCACTATCGGTTATCCTATCGTTGTGCTCCAGACCTGTGGAGTCCGGATCGCCCTCTTTAAAAGCAATCGTATTTGACGCATAGGACGGCATGAGTTCCGTTCTAAGGTCTGCATTTTCCTGTACGGCTGCGGTAACTGATGTTGCGCTTGAATAGGCTGTAATCTTTGCAAATCCATCATAAAACTTAATTAGCCTTCCTACATCTGTGCTTGCGAAGGTACTTCCAGAAGCCGTTACCGTTACACTTCCTGTTCTTCCATTTGATGTAAAAGTCGTTGTTGTCGTGTTTTCATCCAAGAAAGGACCGCGCCTAAAATCTACATCTGCAATAGCCCAAGCTGTATGGGCCGTTCTTGATATTTTTCTAGGTGGGTGCGAAGGATGTACAACGTACATAATATCCGCAGATTGCGTAAATTTAAGGTCTGCGACCTGTGCAGAGGTATATGTGGTTGTGACTTCTACGGCTGAACCAGAATCTACAATCTGACCGCCATCTTTATAAACCCGAAAATAGTTATTTCCAAACTCCAGAATGTAGGTCTGTTCTACATTAAACTCAAAAGGAATAATCCTTGTGGCATTAGCACTAGCTTTGACTTCAGCAATATACTCTGTACCTGGCCTTCGTGTTGCACCACCATGAGGATGCACAAGAAGGTTTTTGAGAGTTTTACAGCCATTAAAATACTTATTAATGTCGGTCCGGCCATCTAGCCGACTAGAGAGCTCTCCGGCTGTAAAGTTTGTAAAAGCAAAGGAAGCTTTCGTCATTATAACCTACTATTTACAAATGAACTGCTTTCCAGTCCTCCGGCTTCCGTACCACCTGTTAGGGCGGCTGCTGTGCCTTCTGTTGCGTCTACAAATCGTGCATCTTTTAGTTTCAATTCGTATAAACCACGCATTTGAGAGGCTAATGAAACAGAACCAATCAAAGGATAAGCAATATCGGCAGCCATAGCTGCGGAAAGTGTTTCGGTTAATAACATATCTAACTGATTGGTGTCTGTAACCCTTGCCAAATAAATAATATTAATGGTCGATTCATCGGCTAAAATCTTACGGCCTTCGACCTTAAAGGAGATCGCAGAACTATCCAGACGAATAATTCTCAGGCAATAGGGGTCTGTGGGGAGGGTAAACTGATAGCTAAAGTCAAATGCAGGACTGGCACTATCGGGGGAAAGGGTTGCTCTTGTTACAAGACAATTCCAAGGATGAGAGCGAAAGACACCATCCCTGATGCTATCATATCGTTGGTTGCAAATTCTGGCGGCTTTACTGTCCTCTGTGAGAGAGACAATATTACTTGCGCCTATCTGATTAAGCGCAGAATTACAAATATCAACGACTGATGGCATGATAAATCCTTAT